ACTGAGAGATCTTAGAGAGTACTATAAGATAGATAGGTATATATAGTAACCTAAGGGAGGGACTGGAGAGAGCTCTCCCTATAAGGAACTTAGAGAATGATACCATCCTGCCAGTACCTCTTACAGTATCTTCAAGAACACCACTAATCCCGCTAGTACCTATGCAACACAGCCTCTTAGAGCCTCTCTCAGTACCCATAAGACCTCAGGGTGTCTCACAGTACCCATAAGAGTGTCAACCTACTGAGAGAACCTCTAAGAGAATAGGGGGGTACCAAAAGAAAAGAGGGGTATAAGAGAATAAATAGGTTTTCTTAGGCTCTCTCTCAAAGCCTACCCTAACAATTCCAAGGGTACCCCCAATCTCTCACAGATAACCACAGATTCTAAATATAATATAGCCCAATCTCTAAGTCCCTTATAGGGACAATGTGATATTAAGGGGACACTTATGAATAATAAAGAGATATCGCTTCTTATTAAAGAGAAAGAGAAGCGTAATAAGCTAAAGGGGTATGAGGATGACTTCTCTTCTTTTGCTAGGGAACAAATAAAAATAATAACTAAGGATACAAGTATAGGGTTTATACCTTTTAAGTTTAATGAGTGTCAAGAACGTATTACAGAGGCTCTTGATAAGCAATATAAAGAGACAGGTAGGGTAAGGGCTATTATATTAAAGGCTAGACAGCAAGGTATATCTACATACTGTGCTGGTAGGGTCTTCTGGAAATCCTACTTCTCACCACACTCACGTTCTGTTGTTATGGCCCATGACTCTGCTACCTCAGATGCATTGTTTAGTATGTCTAAAAACCTAATCAGGAACATGGAGGGTGATTTAGTACCAAATGAAATCACTTCCAATGCTAAAGAGATTAAAATCAATTCACCTGCTTATAAAGATAGGGATGCTGTTGGCTCTTATCGTCTTTACACTGCTGGTTCGCCTGAAGCAGGACGAGGCACAACCCCAACAATCGCACATCTTTCGGAGATCGCCTTCTGGACCCACGATGAAAAGATCCTTGCTGGTCTATTCCAAGGGATCTCCCAAGCTTCAGGCACGGAAGTTATACTAGAGTCCACAGCTAATGGTGCTCAAGGGGAGTTCTACAGGCTCTGGAAGGGTGCTGTTGATGGTGAGAATGAGTATCTACCTATTTTCCTACCTTGGTTTATAACACCAGAGTACAGACGTACAGCACCTGAAGGTATGGAGTTAACCATTGAAGAGGAAACTCTTGTGGATAACTATGAGTTAGATGTTGATCAGCTGTACTGGAGGCGATTAAAGATTGCTGAGGGTGGTAAGTTAAAGTTCCAACAAGAGTATCCTGCTACGGCTGATGAGGCATTCATTGTGTCTGGGGCTAATGTGTTTGATATTGAAAAACTAAACTCTCTAATACCCAGACCAGAACAAAGACGTAGTGATTGGGATCCATCCAGTAAGATGTTTGATGAGAATAGAGAAGGTAATTTGTCTATCTACGACTACCCTAAGTGGGAAGAGCCTTATGTAATAGGGGCTGATGTTGCTTTGGGGGTAGGTCAAGACTACAGTGCTGCTGTGGTTATGAATAATAAATATGAAATTGTAGCTGTATATCGTAACAATAGGATTGACCCAAGTATGTGGGGGGAGTTGTTATTCTATCTTGGTAGGTACTTTAACAATGCATTCCTAGCTGTTGAGTCTAACTCTATGGGTATCGCTACCCTACAGAAGCTAGAACAGATGGGTTATCTCAATCTGTATAAACAAACAAAGATGGCTAATGTGTCTAATGAAGAAGGTCTTCGTCTAGGGTTTAGAACAACCTCTGCATCTAAACCAGTCATCATTGGTAACCTTAAGAATCTAATTGATAATGAAGATATAATGATACCCTCACCTATACTTATTAGGGAACTAAAGGATTACATTTCAACTGCAAGTGGTAAAACAGAAGCTGCTCCGGGGTGTTGTGATGATACAGTCATTGCATTAGCTATTGGTGCAGAGGTTTTACGAACACATTGGGATCGTCTTAACACAAGGAATATTTCATGGAAAGAACGGATATCGGATTGGGAACCAGACGAGACACAGTGGATCTAGATGATGAGAATGAAGATATGTTTTATCATTCAATAGTAGAGCATTGGCTTGAAGGTAAAGTACCTGTTAGTATGGTTCATATAAATTATTACGAAGAGGAACTAGAGGTAACTTATGGTTGCGCATAGTATTCTCTAAGTTCCTTATAGAGAATAAGGATTCCTGCATTGTCCTCATAACGCGCTGGTGGTCGCGGCAGGTAAACCACCAACTAATTTAACAAGGAGGTATAGTACATTGGCTAATAAAATAAATGACAGTTCTGAGTTTACTGTGCCTTTGAAAAACCTATTAGGTCTAGTAGCATTCACAGCTGTGTCTGTTTGGGCATACTTTGGAATTACGGAACGATTGGCTTTCATTGAGCATGAACAAGAAATGATTTCTATTGAGGTGGAAGAGAATGACAATTGGATTGATAATTGGAAACCACCATCGTCTGTACAAGAAAACATTAAACGAGTTAGGGATATTGAGTTACAACTGGTAGAGATGCAACTTAAATTACAATTCCTTTTGGCTAGGAGGTAACTAATTTATGATTAAATTAATTGATTGGCTTGAGAAATTAGTAAATAAATATACCGATAACCATACACCTAACTACTTAAAGGGGAAAAGATAATGGCGGCAGGTGTAAAACACTATTTACCAAACGGTAAGGAATATAAAGGGGCTACCCATAAAGATACAAAAGGAAAGCTAATGTCTGGTGCTAAGCACACAGCATCAAGTAAATACTTAAATCATAAACCAAAGGGAAAAGCGAAATGAGAAACTACTTTAAACGTATCCTATGCGCAATTTTAAATCGTGAGTGTCCTTGCACTAAGTGTGAATGTTAAAGTGATCGTCTGGCACTAACGTAAAGTGCTACGCCACGAGGTCACATGACCTCACTCGTTATGTTGTTTTTGCAGAGGGGATTTCGCTACCGTGTAGTCTGGGTATTAACCAACTACAGCTGAACACTGGGCAGGCGTCTAATAGGGCTCTCATCTTATATATGGTGAGGGCTCTATTTACAAAAATTATAATAATCGGGCATAGTCCCAAGTTAGTTAGTTAGACCCACGGAGGGAACTATGCGCTTTATACAAAATGAAACAACACCGAAGAAAGAACCTAAACCTAAAAAGAAAGATGTTGTTATTAAGGCTGGTAATAAAGATTATGACTACGCCAACCTAACAGACACAAAGAAAGTACTTACAGGTAGGGGCTCATTCTAATGAAAAGTAATGGATATAAAGAAAAGGTTTCTGACGAAAGTTTATTAAACCTAATCGACTACGGTGTTCAGGGATCTACAGGGGAGTGGTTAAACTCTTCTGACATGTCACTAGAACGTCAACGATCTACCTACGAGTATGCAGGTGTTGCTGCAGATCACTTATCACCTCAGGGTGTTTCAAGTATTGTTGATACATCAACCACTGAAACTATTGAGGCATACACTGCAATACTCTCAGATCTATTCTTAAACAATGGAAAACTAGCTAAATTCACACCATATGACAACAATCCGGGATCATATAAGAGTGCTAAGGATGCATCTATGATAACTAATTACGCCATATTCAAACAGAATAATGGGTGGGAATTAATACAAACATGGATTAAAAGCGCCCTATTGTGGAAGAATGGTATTATTCGTTGGGATTATGTAGAAGGTTATGACTACGAGTTTGAAGAGTATGAAAAGATATCTCAAGGCCAATTAGATATCCTCCTTGCTGAAGAGGGAGTTGAAATCATTGGCAACCTAGATTATGAAAATGAACTAGGCGAGTTGAATCTAGAGACTGGGCAGCAAGATGCTGAGTTAGTTTACGTTGATGTTCGTATTCGTAGGAAGATTGACAACTCTCGTGTCAAGATTGAAAACATACCACCAGAAGCTTTCCGCATATCACGAGATGCAAAGAGCATTGATGATTCAAGCTTTGTGGGTATTCAAACAGTCTTGACTCGCTCAGAGATCCGTAAGATGTGGCCTGATGTGGCTGACAGTATCGGTGAAGATGAGTGGGATGAGTTGGGTGATGACAGTATGTGGGATGGTAACTCTAGTTATGGTCAAGATGTTTCGGCACGAAAGCGGGTAACAGGTCAAAGTTATCAACAAGGTCGTATGGCACAGGATGTTTCAGAACTCGAAGCTAATCGGGAAGTTACAATCACAGAGTGTTGGATCAATGTGGATCGTGATGGCGATGGTGTTGCTGAGCTTAAACATTTCATAACAGCTGGTGAAACTATCTTATACGAAAAAGACATAGATATGATACCACTTGCTTGTCTATCCCCAATCGATATACCATATGAATTCTATGGGTTATCTATTGCTGACTTCACACGATCCTCTACTCTTGCATCCACTGCAATCTTACGTGGATTCGTGGAGAACACATACCTTACTAACTACTCACCAAAACTAGCTGATCCTAATGTTGTAGATTTCTCTGCCCTTCAAAACATGAAGCCAAAGCAAATCATACCAACTAACGGAAACCCTAATGGGGCTGTTTCAGCATTACCACCAGAAGCTATTAGCACTGGGACTGTACCACTACTTGCACACTTACAAACAATTAAAGAGCAAGCAACTGGTATGTCAAAAGCTGCACAGGGTCTAAACGATTCTCTGTATGTGTCTGGTAACAGTGAGCAGAAACTAGCTGCAGTTCAATCAGCATCTCAGAAACGCATCCAGCATATTGCTCGGCGTTTTGCAGAGACTGGTATGAAGCGCCTTTGCACAGGTGTGTACAAGACAATGCGTAAGTGTTTAAAGTCCCATTCTAAGTTTAGCTACCAAGGTTCATTTTATGATATAGATATAATGAAACTACCATCTCGTATGGATGTAGAAATTTTCTTGGACATTGGTGAAAACTCTAACTCAAATGAAATCAAGAAACTTGAGATGATTGGTAGTAAAGTACTGCCAGCCCTTAATAGTCAAGGCCAAGGTATCGTGGTTCGTCCAGATGCACCAGCCGTTCTTGCCACTAAGCTTATAGAAGCTATGGGTGTAGATAGTAATGATTACTTAGAGGATTACACTACTGAGGAGTTTAAAGAAAAAGCAGTTAAGGCTGTATCTCAACAGTCGGAGAAGGCACAGAAAGATGGACAAATTGCACAACGTAAGCTTGAAGCTGACGCTTCTCTCGCAGAAGCTAATGTCACATTTACTAACTCTCAATCTAAAAACACGGCTGATGACAATGCTAAACAATTGGCTATCTCGATAGATAAACATTTCCAACAGTGGGCTGAGCTTGAAATCAAAGCACTGAAAGAAGGGTTACCTGTTCCAACAAGACCTGATTTCAATCAGATCGTAGAGACTGCAAGGTCAATGCTGGAAGATAAACCAGAGCAACCTCAAGGTATGCCTCAAGGTATGCCTCAAGGAGCACCACAAGGAGCACCACAAGGTATGTTACCACAATAAAATAATACGGAGGGCAGTAGATGTTCGGATTACCACTTGAACTGATCACGATGTTACTGTCCACCGTCTTAGGTGGTGTGATGTCTATCTGGGGTCAAAACACTAAAAACAAAGCTGAACAACAAAAGCTATTGATAGCTGGTCAGCAAGCAGCAAGAGAGCATGGTGCTAAAGACGTACACTTTGCTTGGACACGTAGGATCATAGCAATATCTGCTGTGTTTTCTATTATAGTGTTACCTAAATTAGTAGCTGTATTCTACCCCGAAGTCCCCGTATTTGTAGGGTATACTGAAGTACAAGGTGGATTTTGGAATTTCTTTTTTGGACCTGACGATAAAATTATTTGGCAATCAGCTAAAGGGTTTGTTATAACACCATTAGATACACACATCGTCTCGGCTATAGTCGGACTATACTTTGGGGCGGGGTTTACGAAATGAATAGTAGAGACACAGACAAGGATTGGCGAATGTCTAGCTCAATCCCAATAACATTTGTAATGGCAATCATATGCCAGACAGTCGCACTGGTGTGGTTTGTATCCTCACTGAACAGTTCTATTGAAACCAATGCCCGTGAAATAACAAGGCATGAAACACGTATCATGGCACTAGAGTCAATGGTACAAGCACAGTCAATCACGATGGCTAGAATAGATGAGAATATTAAATCTATACGTATTATGATGGAAGATATAAAGAACGGGAAGGAATAAATGGATCCTTTCACAGCTATGGCAGCAGCCACAACCGCATATAAAGGAATCAAAAAAGCTATTGAAGTTGGTAAGGAAATCTCCTCTATGGGTAGCACCTTATCTTCGTGGTCAAAAGCAGTGAGTGACTTAGACTTCTTAGAACAAAAGGCTCAGAAGCCTCCGATGTATAAGATGTTTAGTGATACACAAAGTAATGCTCTTGAGATATGGTCACAAAAACAGAAGCTAAAAGAAATGAGAGAAGAACTTAAAAGTCATATCTCATTCGTATATGGTCCATCCGCATGGGATGAGATTGTAAGGATAGAGGCACAGCAGCGTAAAGAACAACGTCAAGCTGTATATGATAAACAAGAAGCCTTAGATAACCTTATTAATGCTGTGATAATAGGTCTTATAGTACTAGCAGGTATAGGAAGTGTAATTGTAGCTATGTATCTAGTAGGCTCTAAACAAGGAAAGTGGTAAACAATGAGTGAAAAAGATCCAAGACTTGCAAGAGCAGGGGTATCTGGTTTTAATAAACCTAAGAGAACCCCATCTCATCCTACAAAGTCACACGTTGTTGTGGCAAAACAAGGCGAAACTATAAAGACTATACGGTTTGGAGAACAGGGTGCATCTACAGCAGGTGCTCCTAAAGCTGGTGAGTCTGCTAGAATGAAAGCTAAACGTGCCAGCTTTAAAGCAAGGCATGGTAGGAATATAGCTAAAGGTAAATTAAGTGCAGCGTATTGGGCTGACAAGGAGAAGTGGTAGTGGCAGCAAAATCACCTAAGCCGAATAATCCAGCTCTTTGGTCCAGAGTAAAATCTGCAGCAAAGAAGAAATTTAAAGTATACCCATCTGCATACGCAAACGCTTGGGCTTCTAAGGAGTACAAGAAACGTGGTGGTGGTTGGAGTGGTCCAGACAATAGAGTATCTAAGTCATGAAGAAGGGTGGTTTAGGTAAGTGGTTTGGCGAAGAGTGGATAGATGTTAAAACTGGAAAGCCTTGTGGTCGTAAGTCTGCAAAGGGTAAAACCAAACGAGCATATCCAGCATGTCGCCCAAAGAGCGTAGCTTCTAAGATAACAAAAAAGGAAGCTTCTAAAAAGACTGGGCCTAAAAGGGTTAGCTGGTCTACAACAGCGTCTGGTAAAAAACGCACAACATAAAGGAATATAATGGACAAGTATAAAGATGCAGCAGAGAAGATGCTGAAGGGTATACATCCAGATCTACAAGCAAAAGAAGCACTTGTACGTGCGCAGTTTTCTTCCCAACAACGGGAGAGTTTCTTTAATGAAGCTTATGGGGAACTGTTAGTACAATACTTTACTGCGTGGTTAGGTACGGATCCACATGAAATAAAAACCCGTGAGTTTATATACAACTCAGCATTAGCTCTGGGGGATGTTAAGCAGAAGCTTATCACCTTTGAAACCTACGGTAAAAATGTACCATACATTGAGGACAATGAATAATGAACAATATCGATTACCCACAATTACTAGCAAATCTAGAGAATATGATAAATCTTTTAGAGTACGACTCTATGAGATCTCCAGGAAAAGCTAAAATGAATTGTGTGAATTTAGTTGCTATGCATAGTTTAAAAGATACTTACATAGCTCAAATTGAAACATCCAAGCCAACGGTTACAAAACCTGCGGCTAAAAAAGAAGGATAATAAAACATGTCAGAACAAAATGAATCTCTACCCAAAACGGATGATGTTCCCAGTTCTGCTGGTCCAAGCGAACAAGAACTCCTAGATGCCGTACTCTCGCAGTCTGAATTTATTCAGAACGAAGTACCGCTACCAAATGAGGAGATTGAGTACGAGGACTCGGAAGCTACTGTTGAAGAAGACCCAGATGCAACAGATGATTCCGATAGCGATGAAGAGCCTAATGAAGATGCGAATGATGAAGAAGATGAGGATGGCGCTAATGCCCCTACCCAAGAATCTGATGTATTCACTGTAGATGATTTAGATCTAGATGCCAAAGTTTCTGTCAAGATTGACGGTGAACAAATGGAAGTCTCATTTGC